TCCTGAATTTTGAACTGCCATTGTACCAAGACCTAAGTTTGTTCTTGCTGTAGAGGCTGAAGCTAAATCTGATAAGTTTGAAGCCTTTGCTACTTTAGCATCTAATTGTGTTTGAGCATTAGAAGATAGAGTATTGATATATTGAAACTCTGCGTTAGTGACTGATCCATCAGCAATCTTGATAGCATCTATTCCTGTCGCTACTTGATTGTTTGCGACTGTTCCTGTTAAGGCACTAGCGGGATAACTTGTTGCGTCTTGTAAGTCAAAAGCTGGAGTTGCGTCAGTACCACCAAGAGCTAGAGATACACCACCATAACTCACTGATGAGTTGGTGAGGCTTGAGTTTGCTATGTTTGATAAAGTGTTTGATGCACCGCTAATAGTTTTATTAGTTAGTGTTTCTGTTCCAGTCTTTGTCGCTACAGTGGAGTCTATAGCAAATGTTACATTGTTGCCTGACGCTGTGCTATCGATACCTGTACCACCTAGTAATCCAAGAGTCTCAGAGTCTAGGTCTATAGCTATAGTAGAAGAACCATCGCTAATATCTAAGTCAGATAATCCTACTTGTTGATCTACATAAGCCTTAATGGATTGTTGGGAAGCAACCGCAGTAGCACTGTTAGATGACATATCATCTTCATCTTTGAATGCAGTACCACTGATAGCTGTGTTAATTACAGGGCTAGTAAGTGTCTTGTTTGTAAGTGCTTCAGATCCAGCTAATGTGGCAAAGTCATTATCAGATAAAGCTGTATTAAACTGAGCAGTTGTTCCTGTAAGGGTATTACTGCCTAGATTGATAGACTTATTTGATAAAGTGACTGTGCCTGAAGTGACAAATGCTTTTACAGATTGTTGAGAAGGAGGAAGAATTGCACTATCACTCGCCATGTTATCTTCATCGACAACAGGATTAGCTGGATTTGTAAAGACTGAACCGACATAAACAGAGACTGTAGTATCACCTGAATTGATTGTACCACTGTCAAATGTAAAAGTTACTGTCGTGTTCGGGGAGGAAAAAGAACTTGTTGCTATCTTACCAAAGATTGTTCCAGTGTTAGAACCAATAATCTTGACTCTACGACCTACATGGTAAGTAGATGTAATATTAGAAGCTACAGTTATGCTGGTAGCAGAGGCTCTAGTAAAAGTAGTCGTGCCATTAGAGTCACCTAGTAAGAACCACTCTTTGTCATTCCATACTGATCTAACATCTTTAAGTTGCTCTCTAATAGCGTTATTAACGTCAGAGGGTGACATACCCTCAGAAATATTAACTCCATTAATAGCTGTATTGCTACTAGCTGTTGTGCTGTAATTTGATACTGTCATTATTCTTCTCCTTGAGGATAACCTAAATTAAATAAAAATAGATTTAACTTTTGTGTTGTTTTTTTACTTTGTGGGTTTTTTGCAAAATTTAATAATTCATTTGTAATTTTCGGATTAAACATAGACTCTAAAAATAAAGCATCTGATTTTTTTTTGCCTAATGTTAAAAATAATCTACCTAAAATATCACCAGCTACATATCTTACGCTTGTTCTTCCTGATTCTGCTGAATAAAATCTTGATAAAATAGATGGAACGCCCATACCTGTAACATTAGATACTTTTTGTAAGCGGCTGTTTGGTGTCATACCACTACCAGTAGGGATAGGAGTTCTTAAAGCTATGCTATATGCATCTGCAATAGTTTCCATGTTTTTTAAATGATCTTGCGAAAACACATATTTAAGTGATTTATAATTATTGTTTATGTAATCTTTTAAAGATAATGGATTTTTTTCAATATCAACTTTATCAAATATATTTTTTGCTACCGATCTTCTTAAAGCTTCAATTTCATTATCTGTTTTTAATCTGTTACTAATATTATACATTAGAGAAGGTTGTTTGATTGCATCAGATATTACCTGATCAACATCAACTATTCCTTTAATTACAGGTGATGACCCGTATGATAATTTTTTTGCTAGTAAATTTTCGTCTATTAATGCTTTTCTATTATTTAACTGTGAAATTCTATTTGAAACATTATTAACTATAGTGTTAGCATTTTTAATTTTATTAAATATTTCAGGAAATTGCTCTAATACTTCTCTGTTTTTCTTAATATAGTTCTGTAACTTGTTTGGATCTAAAACTCCATTTTTAAATGAAGATTTGTTTATTTGATCTAGTATTACATTTTCTAATGATTGTAATGCCTCTGTATTTATCTTTTGTGTTTGATTGTCTGTAAAGGCTATTTTAAACTGATTTGCTGTATCAACATTTTTTAAAAATGCTTCAGCTACTTTTTCATTAGCTATATTGTATTCCTGTGTTTTTCCAGTTTGTCTAACGGCATAAGCACCTGATTTTTCAAATCTGTTAATAATTCTTTCTTTGTAAGCATTTCTAAATTCTTTGTATTGGCTACCTAAATTTGATGATTGTTCATCTAAATAATTATCTAATTTTTGTTTTAATAATGTAAGTTTTCTAATTTTTGTGTTTTTTGGGGTGGCTGATGCTAATTCATCTAAAAGGTCATCACTTACTCTTTCTCGTAAATCTTTAAACTCATTAAAAGTAATGCTATCTTTATCAAATTTTTTAATGTCTATTAAGACATCAGGTGTATTTACTTTATCAGAAAAAACAGTTTTAGGATCAAACTCAGATATAATTTCATCTTTTAATTTAACAAATGGTATTTTTGTTTCTAAATTTATACCTAAATCGTTTGCATATTGATTAAATTCATTAACGGCTTCTTTTCTAATATCTACTAATTTATTTCTTAAAACTAAACCTTGTTGAAATTTATCTGTAACAGGAAATTTAGAAGATATATCTTCAAGTTTTCCAATAGCAAATTTAGTTTGTTGATTGTTAATTTTTGATAAATCATCAAATTTTTTAGTAATTGTATTTATAACAAAAGGTGCTTCATCTCCGTTACTTGGAAAATTTTGAACTTTATAACCCTCGATAGCTTTTAAGTTTTTCTTTTTTCTATCTACAAGAGCATCAAGAGTAGATCCTTGTGCATTTCCCTCTAACTCTTTTTGTGTAGCTATAAGTTGCGGACTGTCTGAAGCCTCTGCTGGAGAAGGTTGAAAACCATCACCAATAGGATCTTGTATTTGATTACTTTCATTAATAGAATCTTGTATTTGTTTACTTTGATTTAAGTTAGCTTGTGTTTTTGGATTATTTAATGCGTCTTTAAATTGATTTGATAAATCTTCTGTTGCTCTTAATTCTTGCCCTTGTTTTCCAAAATAATTTTTTGCTTTTTTACCAAATCTCATAATCATAGCAGTTGGTGTTTTTAAAGCTAAATTTGTTACTGTCGATGGTGCAAATGCTCCAGCTATAGGATAAGCTGTTTGAGCAAAACTACTTTCGGGTTTTGTTTGTTCAGCTATTCCTGTTCCAGCTCCAAATCCTAATACAGCTATATTTTCACCTAAGAATGTACTCATAGGACTATTTCTAATTTGGTTTATCATACTTTTTACAACTGCCTCTGTTGTAGTCTTTGCTTTATCTATTCCTGTATATAATTTAGAAGATGCTGTTAAATATGGTGCTACTAAAAAAGGAACTGACTTTGCTGACTCTACACCTATTGTGCGTATTACTTTATCTGTAGTAGTTTCAGGTTCAGGTATGCCTTGATTAAAGAATTCGGCTAAACTAAATACATCATCTTTTTCTACTAAACCTTCGTCTGCAAAAGCATTAACAACTTTCTCAATACTATAATCAGGTAGTGTAAACAAAGCATCATTAAATCCAGCAAAAAATTGCATTGTAGTATTGAAAGAAGAAGATTCAGGTGCAACAGTAGATACATCATCTATATTAAAAGATTGAGGATTTTGTTTTATTGCATCTGGTGTTTGAGGCATTTCTCCTACTACAGTAGAAATGGAATCAATATTTAATTCAGCCATTATTTCATAATCCTGATTTTGTTGTTATATATAAAATATTGACCTGATTTAATTTTCATAAGATCACTTTCTGAATTAACTACAAATGGATCAATTTCAACTCCTGATCCTTGCATAATATCAGTAGTAACTTTTTTTCCCTTTAAAATAGATTTAGATTCATCTAATTTTGCTTGAATTTCATTAGCAATACTATTTAAAGCTATTGAAGCTGTTTTAGGGTCTTGTAAAAAAGATTTTTCATTTGGTAATAATTCTAATATTCTTTGTACTTCCGCAACAGGAAATCTTGGATTATTTGTTAATGATAATTCTAATTCTTTTTTTATTAATCCATATTCTTTTTTTGCTTGAACAACATCTGGGTTAATTAAATATTTATCTAAAAAATTTGGTGTTATACCCGCAACAGAAGCACCAATATCTTTAAATTTATTCCCTGTACCAAATATATTGTTAGCTCTTGCTGATATGTCTCTAATTTTAGGAATTATTTTTTCTGCTGTAATAATATTAACTTTTTCTTCTGTAACTGTTTTTGGGTCTAAATCTTTTGGGTCAAGAAAAGAACTATCATTAGAACTTTCTGATACTGGACTTCCATATTTTTTAACTTTTTTAGTAACAGGGTTAAAAATTGTTGCTACACCTGTGTCAGAAAAATTAATTTCTAAATTTCCATCAACAATATCTGCGGCTTCATTCCTTGGAATACCTCTATCAACTAATTCTGCTATTTTTATATCTCTTGGTTTTTGTTTAGGATCTTGAAATGCGTTTTTTAAATTTATTAATGTACCTAGCTCAGCAATATCATTAGCTCGTCTTTGACTTCTTAATTGATTAGCTTGATTTGTAGCTACACCTAAAGACTGACCTAAAGAAGTAGGCATTGTTGAATAACCTGATTGTGCAAGTAATCCCATACCAATATCAGCGGCATAAGGGCTTTTAACAAAGTTTAACAAACCACCTTGATTTTGTTGTGGTTGAAAAGATTTATTAAATCTATTTGCTATAACTTGATCTAGTATAGAACTATTAATGTTTATTTTCTCACTCATTAGGCGAACCCTCCAAGAAGTCCTCCTCCAATTGCACCAAAGAGAGGATTACCAAACATAGAACTTCCACCAATTTGACCAGCAATATTTGCACCTGTTAATGCACCACCGAGTAATCCAGCACCTGTATTTCTAAAGACAGGTTGTGTTGATACTGTTTGTGTTGGTACAGGTGATCCTAATGCACCTAAGTATTGGTTTAATTTTAAAAATGGTTTTTGTTGTTCGTAATCAAAACGAGCAATAGCATCTTGTAATTTTGTTTGATCTATACTTTCTCTGTCTGCTCCTACTTGTGCTAGTCTTGAAATATCATTGTAATCCATTTCACCTAACTGTGGAGCTGTCATCATAGTTTGAGCTTGTAATGCTCTTTCTCTATTAAATTGATCTCCGTAAACTTGATTAGCTAATCTACCTAGTGAGTCTGATAATATTTCTTGGTTAGCACCTGATCCTAATCTTCCAGCTTTACTAAATTGTGATTGTACTTTTGATGTAACATCGTCAGCCATTTGATTAAATAAACCTTGAGAGTAAGGGTTTGTAGTAGGTGATAAAAAATCTCCCGCTAGTGTTTGTTGTGCAAGGTTTTGTGACTGGTTTAGTAAGGGATTACCAGCAACAGCTCTAGCTGTAGCTAAATCTAATGAAGCATTGGTAGCCGCAGATGGATCTACATAGGTGTTATTAGGGAAGAAGTTTGGTGTATCAGATTGAAATAAATCTTGTCCATAATTAATGGCTTCTTCTAGGTATGGTCTAATAAACTCTGATGGTTCAGCAGATGATGTAGTTGTTACGTTTTGTGGTGATGATCCTTTTGACATTTTTATATTTCCTTATTTAGTAAGTATGCTTTAACTCTAAATCCTTTCAATTTTCTAACCCAACCTTTACGTCCAGCGACTTCAAGGTGTGTGCAGTTTTCTTTCTTTGCAAATTTTTCAATAACTGCTTGTATTTCCTCTAACCAATTCTCTAGGTTAGTTCCACCAGCTAAAAAGTATCGTAATACTTTAGACTGAGGGTATTGTGCTATTTCAGTTACAACAGCACTTTCAACTTTATTATCGTGCCAACTAATAAATAGTTGCATACGATCATTAGCTAATCCGTATAGTATATCTTTTATACTATAGGTTTCGTCTAATGCTTTCTCTAGTAATGGAGCGACTTGACTCCAAATAAATTCAACATCTTCGCTAGGAACTCTAGTAATAATACTACCCAATGACACAGTATGATAAGTTTTGGTCAGAGTTTCCTGAACTCGCATGAGTTAGTGTAGCACTTCCATCTGCTCTAGCAGATACATGAAGTCCGTTGAGTGCTGTCCTTCCATTCGCTGTTGTTGGCATAAACATTATCACAGAATTACCACTAATACGAGCATCTGTTAAAGTTGTTGATGTTGCACTAGCAGTTAATGTTATTGTTCCTGTGCTATTAAGTTTACCATTGATCGTATTGTTCAATGATGTTGAAACTAATCTTAGATGTTGTCCAGTATCAGGTATTGATAATGGAACTTGAGGAAATTGATTATCTGCCACCTTCAGGTCTCGCTTCTATGTCAACTCCTGACATGGTGTTAAAATTTCCTGTGACATTTACCCTAATACGATGATACCGAGAGGTAGATCGTAAAGGACAAGTGCCAGTATCGTTAGTGCCAGTAGCAGTGCCATTTGTTGTTGTATCAAGTTGTGATTGCCTTGTAATAGGGGTTACAGTTACAGAGGTATTTGTAGTTCCATCAACAATAGGTCTGCAATTAATTAAGGTTGATCTTTTACCTTTTGCACCTTCAAACTCAGTAGTATCTACAGTTGCTGATAAACTGTTTGCAATAAACTTTCCAAACTTATTATCAGAGTTAAATCCAGCTAGACCAACAATACCTTCTTTATAAAAGTAAGAGTCTAATGATTTTGGTAAGTTATCTAAGTCACCTAAAACATCTAAACTTTCTAATGTTGTAAATGCTTCTTGTGAGGCACTAGCAATAAACTCTAAGTCCTGTCCACTGCCTGTACTCCATTTATCTACTGCATAGTTGTAGATTAATAATTTGTTATTAGTTGTTCCTGTAGCACCCGATCCACGATAAGACCACACAACAATACTATTGTTAGGATCGACAGCAGATGTAATACCATCAAGGTTAGAAGATAGATCGTCAAAGAAGAAGTTATCGACTTTACCATTACCTATTGGTGTTAATTGTTGACCACCTGTTAGTTTGTAAAAACCATCTTGTGCCAAAAAGAAAACCATGTTTCCATAAGAAGCTACTGACTTAGGAGCAAATGCTCCAATGTTATCTGCAATCTTATCAAACTGAAATATCAAGGGTACACCCACATAAGACATTCTATAGATTGCTTTTTCCATAAAGATCACACCAGCAGATTCACCACCGACTATCGCTTGGATATTACCATGTGATCCTACAATATCTTGAAAACCTGACTGTGTAGATTGGCTAGGAGTCCATGTAGAACTGTCATTAATACCTGACCACTTTACTCTTTGGTTATAAACTGTACCTGACTCGTTTGTATAACCTGATACAACAAAGTCTCTTATAACTGCGATGTATTTTGCTTTAAGAGCTACGAGATCACTGAAAGCACTACTTGTTCCTTCTGTAAACTTTTGTATGTTGTCTGCAAAGTTAGTAGCTATAATGTTAGAACCAAACTGTGTAAAAGCCCAAAAGTCTCTAGCGTTCTCTGTAGTAGAATTACTGTAACCACCAGCTTTACTTTTATCTTGAAAAACTAAAGAGGAGTTCATCTGATATAATTTAGTAGCGTCACCAGCATAGTTAGTAGAACCACTGGCACTAAAACTTGTAAATAAACCTACTGCACTTCCTGTTAAACCTGTGCCACTTAATGCCTGAAAACCAGCTAGGCTTTTATAACCTTTTGCAAGAGGTAGTACATTATCTACAACTAATGCACCTGAGTTTTCATAAGAAGGAAGGTCGGCTTGTAAATCACCAAATTCAATCATCTATGCCACCTGTGGTGTTGACATCTGTAATGGTGATGTAGTTGTTGATCCTCTTGATGATGATTCATTTGCATTTTTTAATGCCTCTTTATACAAAGCCGCCCATGTGTTTATTCTTTCATCTTGCATAATAAAGGGAGCTGACTCTGCTAATGCTCCATATAAATATAGTTCAGGATAATTTGTTAATATTGTATTTGTTGTATTACTATCAGAAAGAGTATCTAATTTTTTGTAATAATTTATTTGTAATGTTGAAGCTGAATCAGGTGCTACACCTAAAAGAATATTTGTACCGAGAATAGTAAAAAATGTAGGTTTGCCTCGAGATTGACTTGCATTATACTTGTTGTAAAAATCACTATTGTTTATAAATTTTAATGTGCAGTAAGGATCACTTTGAAATATTACTGTGGTTGCTTCTATATAACCTGTCGGTAAAGCATAACTTTGTGTACCAGTAACTGTAGTAGTTGATGTATCTGAGTTTACCATTTCTCTAACTCGTAACTCTCTGTTCAATCTTGCCTCTGTAAGAGTTATAAAATCACCAAGATATGCTGTGAGATCACTTCTATTAAGATAGTTTGCTATTGATGTTTTAAGATTGGAGTATGTGTCTATTGCCATTATAAGTTACCTGTATATATTCTAAAATGTCTGTTATCAGAGTCGTTTAACCACCGAAAAAATCTAGGCTTGTCTATGACTTTACCATTATAATTTAAGATGCCTTTTTTAGCTAATTGATGAACTACAATGTTAGGTAGTCTTGCAACACGATATCCTTTTTCATGCTCAAATGCTTTTGCTTTATATGCACCTTCATTTTGTGCTACTTTGTTTGAATCTAAGATTTCTTTAATAGTTGCTTGGTCTTGATAGTTTTCAATATGAAATTTATTCTCAGCTTCATCAACAATAAGATTTGTTTTTACTGATGACTGATCGTTAGGATCGTTCAGTGAGAATTTTTTACTCATTACTTTATCGCTTTAGCTATCATCGCATCTACAGTGTCTTTCATGGATAAACCTTGATTACCTGAAATGCTTAACATTGGATCGTATTTACGATCACCCATTGATGTTTGTTTTGATTGTTTTTTACCAGTGCCTTTAGAAGTCATTTGATCTGATTTTTTTGCGTTTGCAACAACCTTAAACAATTTAGATGTATGTTTTTTGTTTGTAAATATTGCCATTTGTTCCTCTCTATAAATAAAGGGGGTGCATTAAACACCCCCAGTCCTTTAGCTACAATTATGCAGTTAAGTTAAATATTCCGTAGTTTGCGTTTGGTGCTTTTGCACATAAAGCATACTCAGCTAAGAGTAACTTCTTGTCAGAGTCACCAGTCTTTGCAAGATCAGTAGTTTGGAATGGTCTTAGGAAGTCCACACTCCACATATCCATTTGTAGGATATCTACTCTGTTTGCATTTTGATGTCTGTTTGGTACGAAAGCCACTTCACCGAAATCAGATACATAAATGTCAGTAGTACCGATTGATACTTTGTCACTCGCATCTTTGTATTTCGTTGCCACGCCATTAAAAGCTGAAGCTAATTGCTTGTGTGATGGTGACATCATTACTGTTTCAGGCTCTCCACCTAGTTCAAAAGCTTTTAAAAGACCAGCTTTTAATAATAGCTCTGTGTAAGTTCTGTTTGTACCACCAGCGATTGCTGTTGCACCTGTACCAGCTGGAGTTGCTGAAGGTGAACCATTAGTTGAGAAGTTACCAGCCGCAGAAGATGTACCTGGTTTGTTACCACCATACCATGTTCCAACAGATGCTGTTTCTCTAGCTGTAGTTGCATTACCAGCGACTTTTGCATTTTCGACACCTACTAATGCTCTTTCAATGTCTCGCTTGATTTCTTTACCCATCTTTGCAAGTTGATAAGCCATCTGTGTTGACATACCAGCGTTATCTACAGCATCGTCTGTACCTGAAATAGTTACTGACTTTGCTGAGATTTGTGTTTGGTTATTAAGTCTTACAGTTGCAGTTCTTGCATCGCCTGTGTAGTCATCACCTTCGATTTGTGCGTTAGCGGCGGCATCAGCTAATGAGTCTGTCTGCCATTCGTAAAGTGTGTTTGTTGCTGTACCTTTTGATGCGTTGCTCATAAAAGGAGTTTCAGTCGGTGAAATATTATAAATTACATCAGCTAAATCTTCTCTTATAGAGTTTGCACCATCATAGGTATCAAAAGTATTGGTTGGTTGTGCCATTACTTATTCCTTTCTATGTTGTTATTGAGAATACAATTCTTGTAAAACAGAAACAGCATCATTTACTTTTCCTGTTCTTTTAAGAGTTGCTTTTTTAGATTTCATACGTTTTGCAACATCACTATCATCTTGAATTTTTGGACTAGATGAACTTACTACCCTAGATACTTTAGTAACTTTTTTATTTTTAAGGTTAGCTTTTTTTAACTTATCGTAACGATAAGCATTGGCTAACATAATTACTGATCTATGGTCAACTAACATATTTATTTCTTGATCGGTATAACCAATCTCTTTAGCGTAGTTTGTTAAATTTTTAACAAAATCTGCACCTTTTTCTTTGTCAGCGTAAATTGGTAATTTTTGAGCAAGAAGTTGTCTTTGCTGTTCGAGGTAAGAATTATATTGTTTTCCTTGTTCCTCTTGCTTTTCAGCAAGTATTCTTTCTCGCTCTTGATTAGATTTTTCTAAAAGTTCTTTCCTACGATCTTGTTCTGCTTTAACACGAACATACTCCGCTGGATCATCTTCGTAGAGTCTGTCTAAATCTACCTTTTGTTCACTTGATCTTAATTGTTCTGATAATACTTGAAGTTGTTTCTCGTATTGATCTCGTTTGATTTTAGCCTCCTCGTTTTGCCTAGTGTATTCGTTTTTTAATTCTTCAACACTTTTTCTATCTTGCGATAGCTTTTCGGTTTTACGAGTATAATCGCTTTGTCGAGAATAACCCTTCGTGAGTTCTTCTAGGTTGACTTCTTGTTCTTGTCCATCGACAACAACTTTATAAAGTTCCTGATTACTTTCAGATGGTTGTTCATCTTCAATTTGATCTATAAGTTCTTCATCATTAAAAGCATCTTCGATATTCGTTTCCGAGTCGCTTACTTCTTTCTTTGATTTTTCACTTGCTGTTTCCTGAGTCTCTGAGGCGTTAATATTAAATAAGTTCTTCAGTGCTTCAGCCGCCTCTCCTTGATTGAGAGACTTGGGCGTTGGTGCAACAGACTCTGTTTGAGTCTCTGTTGCAGAGTCCATTACTGGTTGTTCTGCCATATTTTACTCCTGTTATTTTTGTACGATCTTGCCTGTTTCCATAACTGATCGTATTTGCATCAAGACAACCTCTAACATTCTTCTCATGACAAAGATGTTTTCTCGTTGTTCTGAATCTTTTGTGTCAGAGTTTAGCCATTCGGTATTTAACTCTGATCTAATTTTGTTTACTGCTTCTATGAATATTTCATCTTCAAGTATTCTTTTTGCTTGGTCGCTTCTTTTAATTTCGTTATCTACCACCTAAGAAACCAGCCCTTCCAGTTCCACCAATATTACTTCTAAATTTAAATGGATTAGCTTTTACATTTCTTGCCAATGCGGCTCTGTAAGCATCATCGTTTCTTGTTCGGTTTCCACTTGAATCTTGAGATGTTAATGGACTGGTATATAACAATCCACCTGATAAATCCTCTGCTATTGGTGATCCACCACCTTCACTAGGTTCATTCCTCATCATTTGTTCAACAGCAGTGCCTACTGTCATATTTTGTGATTCCATTTGTTCTTTTGGATCAACCATGTCTCTGCTTACTTGATTATAATATTCTCTAGGATTATAAAATTTAAATAAATCACTACCTACTTTTTTACCATATTGATTATCCATCATATATTGAAGGGCATCATTATATAAATTTTCTCGTCTGTTCGCTCCCCCAGTTAAAGAGTCTAATAATCCTCCACCAATAGCTAATAATGGGTTAATACTTCCAGCTCCTAATCTACCAATATTAGGATCAAACTTTATAAAAGTTCCTTCACCTAATCCTTGTGTAATATAGTCATCTAAAATACTTGATGCACCAAATCCTGTTGTAGGATCTTTTTCCATTTGCCTAATAATAGCATTAGGATCTTTTTCATCAGATGTATTGCTATCGCTTGATACGTCTTGAATAGGAACACAACTTTTTATTACTGGATCATAAATATAACCTTCAGGGCAAGGATCAGTAGGTGATTTATCTTCTTCAGGTGTATCTACAGGTGGTCGAAAAGGATCGACATTGACTCTAAATGGATTAGCTTGTGCTTGACTTGCATATCCACCTGATAAAAAGTTATTTATAATATCTTGTGCCGAAGAAGGCATATTAGGGGTTGCCATTATCTTTTAATTCCTTGTTGTAATATTTGTGTTGCTAGTTTTTCTTTTTGTGTATCTTTAGCATCATCTTCTTTAATTAATTGTGATGCTAATTTTTGCTGATCGAGTTCTAACTTTTGTGCTTTCAGTTGTATTTCAGCTTGATCTTTTTGTTGTTGTCTTTGTAAATCTGCTTGTGCTAATTGTATAGCTGGATCAGGTTTTTTTTGTTGAGGTTGTTGTTTTGGCATAGTTTGTGGGTTATTAAAAAACTGACTTGCGTCTTTGTACCCAGCGTTCTCTAAATATTTCTCTAGGGTGTTATAGATCTTTTGAGGATCTACTATACCCATACCACCAGCACCAATAAGTTTTTCTTGTACTGCAAGAACACGACCTAAGACTTCGAGTCGTTGATCTTGTGATCCTGTACCCAGTCCAACTTGTACTGTTGCGTTGTATCTATCTACCCACTCTCTAGGGTTCATAGGTACAAACTGATTTCGTAATCTAATAATTCTTTCTTGATCTTGGTACTTACAAATTAATGTTAAGATACCTTGAAACATTCTTTTTATGCCTTCACTAAAGTTTCTAGCATACAGCTCTATTCTTTGTGTCGATGCGTTCATCATCACATTCGCACTAGTAGCTGTAGTGTGTGATTTGTTTATTTGATCTGCATCTAAACCCATTTGAACTTTAGACACACCTGATCTTGATTCACGAATACTATCTACCTTATCAATCATCGCTAATCCTTGACTCATAAAGTTAGGGGAAGCTAGAGGAGTAACAGCGTTAGGCGATTTAACTCTGACTATTCCTCCAGCTCTAGAGGTAAGGAGATCGTCAATGTTTGCTTGTCCATCTACAACTACAGTTCTAGCATTGTTTTGTAGATAGGCGTTATTAAGAGTTTGTCTAAGAAGTGTTGTTTTAATTTCTTGTACATCACCAATTAAATCGTAAATAGACAAACCATAAAATCTGTGAGGCATAGGAATAGCAGTTACCATAGCAAAAGGTATCTGCTCTATAGGCTCATTCTCTAAAATGTGATAAGCGTTTTGACCTGTACCACCAACTACAATGTGTCGTAATTCTGCAATTCCATCATCATCATAATCACACTTCATGTAGCAATCTATTACTGCTACCCTTGTCAATAAAGGATCTATGTTTTGATACTCTTGAGGCATTTGTTGATCGTCATAGGATCGTCTTGTGACAGCCTCTGTGTTGTAAATTTCTTCGTCAGCTACAGGTAGATCGTTGACAATTTTCTTGTCAAAACCCATACTAATTAATTCTGATCTTGTTTTAAAAACTCTCTGTCCAATAAAGTTGCAATCTTCCATACTAGTTGCAGTTTTGCTTACTAACATACTTTCAGGTGCTACATTTTCTATGCAAACACGACCATACTCTTTAACTCTCTTGACAGTGACGTTATAAGTTTGTTCTGTAAAGTCTTGAGCGGCTATATCTAGTGTATCTTCATCTCCAGTTACCTCTACAACCTCTACTTCGGTGTCTGCTAGTAATGCTTGGTACTCAGCAGTCGTTAAATTTTCATAAGATTCTTGTTTTTGTTCTTTATCTGTTTTCCAATAGTATTTTACAAAGCCATTTTTAGAAATGAGGGCATCTTTAAACAGTGTGTGTAGTATCTGATAGCCATTATTGTCTTTGTTAAAGATATGGTTGATGTAATCCGATGCTTGTTCTGCATAAGCGACATCTTCAGGCTTTTGTGGTTCAAATCTGACAATACTTTCGCCTTGTGTGAATATTCTCATCATACTTGGTAGTATGCTTTCAACAACTTCTAATACGTCTTGTGATCTTACCTGACTTTGACCTTCTACTTCGTTACCTAATGGCTCTCCTAAGTAAAACTTTAGGGCATTTTTTCTTTGCTCTGTTAGTTCACCACCATAAAATCCTAAAGAGTTAGTTATCTCTTGTGATATAAGTGATTTAAGTCTGTCTTTTGTTAATTTCATTTATACAATTCCTAATTTTGGGTATTTTATTTCTGTTGACCAGTTCTTTGTTTCTTGTAATCCTGTACAAAGATACCTAAATGCGTCTGCACTATGCGAAGTCCAGTCGTGTTGTGGTCTATTTTTTGTAACACCCTTATCATCAACAGCCCATTTATACTGTCGTAAGGCATCTAATCCTTCTTTTGTGTTTTCAAAGTCAAACCAACATCGTGATAATGTCATTCTGACTGCGTTAATACCATCTTCGACACTCATCTTGGGTACAATGCTTGTCGATAGACCTAAACTTTGTGCTATTTCTACTCTTGATTTACCAGTTCCAATTTCTCGCACATTAGCATCGTGTGGTAGGTAGTGTGTATCGTACACATAGCCTTTATTATCAAGAACTCCAGCGTAGTATTCTAGTGACTCACCACTATCATCAAAGTAATCAATAAGGTGTATTGCTGTTCCTTTTTGCTGACAAAACCATATAGAGGTTTTATCTGCCATTCCCAAATCCCAAAAGGTAGATACCTTTAACGTAGGATCATAAGGTACAGATGTTACTCTATCATCTTCGTCTGCTTTGTTTAAACCTTGTGAGTAGATAGCTCCGATTGCAGAGCTTTCAAAACTACATTCATATTCTGCCTCGTATATCTCAGGAGGCATTAATTTTTTTGCTTCCGCTAATTCTTCTTCTTTAACGACTTTAGTCTCACTTGCTTTAAACTTAGTTGCATACCATTTATCATTGTGCATACCATGATTGTAAAGATCAAAGAAGGAATTATGACCAGCGGGAGTACCAATCGCAATCATAAAACCCTCTCGATCTGATAAGGCTGGTCTGATAACTTCAGTCCACATCTTAGGAGGCATTTGGGCTACCTCGTCTAAGACTACGCCATCTATATACAATCCTTTTAAGGTTTGTGGTCTTTCACACCCTAGTAGCTGTATTCTACCACCATTGGGTAGTTCGGCTCTGAGTTCGGTTTCGTGATAATCCATATTAGGCAAAACAGATGTGTAATACTTGAGATAATCCCAAGCTATCCTTTTTGCCATGCTGTATGTCGGTGCTATATAATAATATCGTGGTCTTGGTAGAGGACATTGTAAGCACTTCTTAATCAGCTCATTGACTGTCAGCACTGTCTTACCAAAACGTCTATGACAGACTAATACATTAAATCTTTTTAAATTCTTATGAACTTGTTGTTGTAATTCTCTAGGCTTGTACGGGATCGTAATTGTATTCATGCTTCATCTTTCTTATCCCCTTTTAGGTAGTCACTCATACGGGCTACATTCCCGTCAGATACTAGGTTTTTTCCTGAGTTCTGCACCACAGGAGACCTGTCCGATATATCTTGAAGCAAGATGTTCATAATATTTACTTTTTTGCCTACAGGCTTCTTATTTTGCTTTTTTTTCACTTGAATAATGATCTCCACATAAAAAATAGAACTGTCTATATGCACCTTTAGGTTGTATCGCAAATGTACCCCAACCATCGCAATATAAACAAACTCTTTTTTGCATTTCTTTTTTTCTATCCCAATTCAGAATTGTAAATTCCGAATGTAGTTTACCTTCAGGAATCATATCTTTTTCTAATGTAAAATCCATTGTCATTTTTAAAGCCTTTAGAGACTTGCCCCCTGTGTTAAAGTTGGTCACAATGACTATAGTCATAGACCAATGGGGGTTTGTTCGTATTCTGTTTGTATATATAGCAAATATATAAATAATCTGTTTTGTTGGTGCAGTTCTTAACCAATAAATAAGCCAATAGTAGTAATAGTGTTTAATATATGTTTATTTATGTAGCTTTATGACTGTAATTATATTGTTTATCCGTCTTATAAGGAGTTTGTAGATTGTTTTATTATATAATGTAATTACTTTCTATTCTTAATCCTATTAATCTTAATACTGACATAACATAAGCGAATGATATCAATGCTTTCATTAACAATATGAATGGTTTTATCTATTAGCTTTCTTATTACTCTATAACTAAGATCATTATTAAACATCTATATATTCTTTTATTCTTTCTATTAGGTTTCTATTTAATTGGTATAAATTTGGCATTATTTCATTGTAATTCTTTCCGCCTTTTGTCATTCTTAATTATTCCTTATTATGTCAATCTTTCTATTATTTTCATTATTTGTCATTAAATCTACTTGACATTATATTGTATATTTGATCTACTAAGGACAATGAAAGCGAGAACTAACAATATGAGAAATAAAACAATAAAGGTTGAATTAACAGAACAAGATATTAATTGGTTATATCAAGCTACAAAGAAAGAATATGCTTACTATTTAAAATATTATGGTAATGAAAAATTTGATAGCTTTACAAATCAAATACATAAAATTTATAATAAGTTTCATAACCTTAACAATGGTAAATTCTTTTTAAAAGAAAAAGAACTTCCACAACCTTTTTTTAATTAGATATTTATCTAAAGGCTTTAAATAGTCTTTAGATCAATACCTAGTATTGAGAAAGCGAGTAAAATATGAAACTACACCATACAAAGTATAAAAAGAACTATCGTCAATATATACTTGATTGCGTATATTCTGATGATAAAGAACTAACCACAGATCAAGAAAAGATCAATTATATATTTGATCGGTTTAATTCTGAATATGGTTGGAATATCCAAAGAGTAGGCAAGTTCAATGCCATGTCAGAATGGTTAAGCGGTTTAGCTCTACCAATAGATTGTTATAATCATGATATTGTTGAACTAGCTGTTAAAATGGGATCAATAGATCCTAATCCCTCAGATCAGTTATATGACAAAGTTTGCAATAACTACTGGGATTTTATGGCCAACATCATTTTAGGTTTAGAAAGCGAGATTGCATAATGTTAAGAACTATTAACGCAACAGAATTTTTTCTTGATTATGTTAATAATTATTTGACTGTTCAAGCTATTGCAGACGTCTACGGAATAAGCCAAGAAACAGCGAATAGATTAATTAATCTAGGTCGAATTTATAATAATAATTAGGTATTTATTTAAGGGCTTTGATTAGCCCTTAGATCAATATCTATAATGATATTGAAGAAAGCGAGTTAATAAAATGTTTTTACAAGGACTTGACGGATCTGACATCATCTTATTGATAGTATTCTTTTATGTATCTTACAAACTTATTAAAAGAGCTAAGAAAGAAAGCGACAATAATGATTAAAACAGAAAAGAAAGAATTTATTAGTAATGATAGATACCGTTTCAGTAATGGTAAGACCTCATACGACTATGAAAAAGAGAGGGCTATACGATTAAAGGAACGAAAGCGAGTCAAAAAGATATTATCTTATGACTATTTTAGTAATAATAAAGAGGTAAATAATTATGAGTGAATTTACCTCAAATATTGTGATTACATTTTCAATTAATAATTTAGAAGCTGAAAGTAAAACAGATTATATTGAAAAGTTAAAAGATCAATTCAATGAATTGCATGGCATAGAATTACAAGACTATGAAATTCAAGATATTCAAGAAAAAGAGATACAGAATGAGAAAAAATCTAACTATTGAAGAGATAGATAAAAGAATTTGGGAAATAGAAAGTTATTACTCAAATGGACATAAAGCAAATTCTGAAGAAATGTTATCTTGGAATTTAAAACATAGAATGTATTTAGGCAGATTGTATAAATTAAGAAGAAAAAGAGAAAGCGAGGAAAATAATAATGAGTAAAGAAATCATAAAAGAAATAATTGATGAGTTAGCGGTTGAACTAGATAAATTGTTAAAGAATATCAATAATGTTAATTCAACAAATATTTGGAAAACGCAACAATTATTAGGTGAATTAGAACACGAACAATGGAAATTAAGTAATGAAAGCGAGGAAAATAATAATGGAACATGAAATAATAGTTGAGAAACATTATAGCAATAAAACTTATAATGTAAGTTTAGTTGCATGGGAAAAAAACGGATCTGGTGTTAGTTTTCCTAAAGAATTTAATGTTTCTAAAACTAAAGCTAAAAAGTCAGCAGAAAAATTAGCTGATTTATATTACGCACCAATTAAATATAAATAAATATATAGTTAAAAGCTCTTTATAGGGCTTTTAAGTATGTATTTAGCATACTAGAAAGAGAATATATATCATGAAACAAGATCAGATTTACACCTCTAATAACTATAACGAGTTTATATTCGTTGAAGGAAATAGAGAAATTAAATCTCCCAAAGTAAGCAGAATGATAGATAGCATTAAAAAATTTGGATTAGTTAATCCTATTGTTGTCGATCAATATAAACAAATTATTGACGGACAAAATAGGTTTGAATGTTGCAAAACATTAAACATTCCAGTTCGTTATTCTGTCTTTCCAATAGAAAAAAGCATACTAATTGATTTAATTAGGGATATCAATTCTGTCCAAAATAATTGGAACAATATTGATATTGCTGGTGCTTTTGTCGTACACAGTAAAAATCAAAATCATTATAAAAAGTATTTAGATTTAGTATCTTTAGGTGTTTCTCACTCTACTGTACTTGAGGCTTGTACTTATTTATCTTTAGGTGAAGATAAAATTAGAAGTAGCTATTTTGATTTTAGAAATGGAAATTTAGAAATTCCAAATCCTGTTTATGAAAAAGTTAAAGGTCAAATATTAATGTTAAAAGAGTCTAAAATAGAGCCTAAAATATGGAATAGGATTTATTTTATTCGTGCTTTATTAAAATTAAGAAAGCAAGATGATTTTAACATTTATACTTTTATAGAAAACTTTACTAAATTTCCTCATCAATGGAAAAACGCATATACAGTAGAAGAAAATCTTAAAAGTATTTTATTAGTTCATAATTACAAAAATAGACAAAAAGCTAAGTATTATTTCGAGTAAGTAATAGTATTTTAGGCAATCTGATAATTTTGGGTTGCCTTAATGTATCGTGTATTCAGTTCCGTAATATTCTTGATCTACTTCTTTAAATTCATCATGATCTGATTTGTAGTTTTCTACAAACTTCATACATTCATCTTTATTATCAAAGCCTTGAAATACAATTATTACATTATTGTTATCTTCTTGGTCATTATGGATAAAAAGACTGCATTTAATATCTTTATCAAGTAATATGTCGCTCAATGGCTTTTTTGACGATTTCGTAGGCTTCGCTTTGACTGATTTTTTTTCTTGTTTTATTGATTTTTTCATAAATTTTTACTACGATATCTGCTTCAATATTAATAAGCATACAAATATATTTAAAACTTTTACTATTTATCCATGCTTTAGCTT